AAGTAAATTATTTAAAAATAAAATCTTTAGTAAATATATAGAATGGTGAAAAAGAAAAAGAAAGAAACATTCAAAACTTTTAGAAATTTAGAGAAATCTAAATTCAAAACCATCAAAACAACGCTCAAATCTGTTTTATTGAAACATAGTGAAGTTCAACCGCTTATTACTAATTTGGTTTTTGAAATAAATGATTTGGTTATTCATACTTATCAATTTATTAGATTATATATTTTGTATTGTTTTCATAAAGATTTAGCATTCCCTATATTTGATGACAAATTCACTTTTGTAAAATATTGTATCAAAACATTAGGAATAAAATCTAATAGTGGAAGAAAATCAAAAGATACACAACTTTTAGATAATTTACAAGAATTTTATAATAAAGAATATCAACATTTACTCAATCATAACAAAACAAGTTTAGTGAATAAATCACATTTGATAAATATTTTAGCAGAGCAAATTCAGATATGTATTTCTAATAATATTCAGGAGCATTTTATTCAACATTTTTTACGCTTTATCAATAAAACAACAAATGGTATTACAAATGATAAAAGGGAATTATTTGAATTGAAACATAAATTGCTTATGTTAGAAGAAACAAATGAAAAATTTAATATATGGAAACTTACTCATTTACCAAATATTTTTCCAAATAACATTAAACAATCTATATATTATGATGTCAAAGTAAGACAATTTGAATATTTGAAAGGAATGTTGTATATGAATTCTGTATTAGAAACACAAGAAAATAAGTTATTTCAACCTTTACCATTACGAAATAATATTATTCCAAAGAATGTTAAATTTGATAGTAGTTGTATTGCTGAATTATTTTGCCCTGAAAGTGAAAAGAAAGGAGAAGTTCTGAAAAAGATTACTAATTATCAAAGTGTATTATGGAGTAGTTTATTAAATATGAAACACAGATTATTCAAAAATAAGTATTATACTTTTCATAATGAAATAACTACAGATGGTATTAGTTGTTCTTTATTGTTTATAAGGAAAGATTGTAAAGGAGAAGAAAATAAAAATAAGCAAATAAATAGTGAGGATTTTGAATACATTACTATTGAAGAACTGGATAATCAACAATTAGACAATTTGAAATCAAGAAATATAGTAGGTTGTGATCCTGGTAAGCGTTCTTTGGTTTATATGATGGATGGAGAAGGCAATAAATTACAATTTACAGCACCACAACGAAAAAAGGAAAGTATGGCGACACGAAATCAAGTTATTCTACAACGAGAGAAGAAAAATAACAAGATAAATGAGTTTGAAAATGTATTGTCTTTACAAAATAGCAAATCAGTAAATTACAATCATTTCAAATCTTATTTGATTGAGAAAGATAAGTTAAATAAACAAACAATAGATTTTTACAAGAAAGAAGTATGGAGAAAAATGAAATTTAGACAATACTCTTATGGTAATAAATCAATAGATACATTTTTGAATAACATAGAAAAGGCATTTGGAGAAAATATTCTAATTTGTTATGGAAATTGGAGTAGGTCTTCTCAAATGAAACATTTTATGCCTACCATGAATAAAGGGTTAAGAAAACTAATCCATAAAAGATATGATACAATTACAATAAATGAATGTAATACAAGTAAGAAATGTTGTGATTGTTTCAAAGATTTGAAACATTATATAAATAAAGAAAACAAAGAGGAATTTCGTCTTTTAGTGTGTTCTAACTGCGTGAGTTGCGAAAACAAAAAAATCGTATTTAGAACACGAGATGCTAATTCAGCAATAAACATAATGAATTTGGGAAAATGTTGGATATATAAACAACAAAGACCAAGCGAGTTTTGTATTTCGTCTTTCACCATTTCAAATAAAAAAGAAGAAATGGAAAAAGTAAGACCATCAGTTGATTTTACGGAAGGTAATGCTTCCAGCCACCGAAATTTAGGATGAGTTTGTCTCATTTTTCTTTTCGGTCGGTGTAATATGGAGTAAAAACTGGTGGGATTTCAGAAAGTTTGAACAGCAAATAATATTGAATCCTGAAAGTAGGATAATTGCTCAATCATTAGGCAGAGCCAATTTGAAACCTGAAAATTATCCGAAAGAAGGAGACAAATTTATTGTCGAATATGCTGGTAAAATAGTAGCTAGAGGAATTGTTAGAAGCAATGTGTTTGTAGATGAAACACTACGTTCATTTGAACACAGTTGTAACATTGGAACAAGCCCACATGCTACAGAAACTAGAAACAATATAATAGAAATATTAGAAATTTATAATGAAGCAGACCGTGTTCCTGCTGTATGCCGCGGACAACGCACGTGGGTTAAAATACATAATTAAGCTAGTTACAATGATAAAAGGGTTACCAATAAGGATTTGTAAAACTCAATAATAGTAAATAAAGAGTAACCCCTTTTTTATTTTATTTTTTTCCAAAGGGTTACAACTAGACATAAAGAGATTGATTTGTAGCGACAAATTTCATAGTTAATTCTGGAATTCGTTTTAACTTATCTAAAAATTCAATATCACACATTGTCTCCGCTACTTTCTCTAATTCGGCGCTAATATTATTAATTTTTAAAACTGCTTTTATAAATTCTCCCAAAAAGATGCCCTTTTCTTCGAATATTTTTTGTAACAGCTGTTTACACTCTTGCTCATTTTGGCATTCACACCATTCCATCATATAATCCGTTAAATCAAAATGAATACTATAATCGATACCAGTGTCTATGTTATTTTTGACTTCTATTTCTCTATACACAGTATACATTTCACATATCTCGGAAATACAATTTTTAACATCCGTATTTTTTGATACTGGAAATGCTGACCTTTGTTCCACTAATACAGAAACATTTGTAAAACAACTAAAAACGCCAATTAATTCTACTGTAGTCATCGTTTTAAAACGGTTTTTAATTATTAAATCCGAAAAAACAATACAATGAACTTCGCGCAATTGTTTCGCAACGTGACCGTTAAGTGTTAACTCATATGTATATGTATATGTATATGTATCAGTATCACTTTTTGGTTTTAAAGCGGAACTAATCAATTGATAAATAGTTTGATTTGTTTGCGACTGTGTATTAGTCTTAGCTATAACATTCCATTTCCCTAATAAATCCAATACACAATTCACACTATTATCAATCGACTTTTCTGTCCTAACAATTTTGTCGCAAATAGTATCTTTTTCCATACATTTGGTATTATGTCTCTTGTATATCTCAACATCTTTTTCGATATTATAGTATTTTTCAACAATGGCTTCCATAGCGCGTTCAACCTCACGGCGTTTCTTATTAAAACTGGTAATTTGTTTATTCTTTAAATCCATATATTCAACGATTATGGGAACTGGTGCTTTACAGCTGGCCATAACCATATTACTTTTCTCTAGTTCATCTTGAACTTTAACCAAATCTTTGTTATAATTTTTAATATCAGATTCAATCTCATCTTGTATCATACTCTTTTTCGCAAAGTTGGTGAAATTCGTATCTCCAATATCAATCAAATTTAAGATTAAATTATACGATATTTTAAATTTGGAAACCAATTTTTGGGGCACACCTTTTAACATTGTCTTGTAGCTAACTGTGTCTATATTTCCAAACAAATTATTCAAATGTATTACGTGTCCCACTGTGTCTAGACCTAAACGTCCACTGCGCCCGGCTGCTTGAACATATTCGTGTCCTTGTAAAACCGTTAAGTGTTCTCCATCGTGTTTATAAAGGTCAGTGAATAAGCACGTTTTAACGGGCAAATTTAAACCAATGGCAACGGATGTTGTACAGAATAGAACCTTAATTGAGCCTCGAGCAAACAATATTTCAACGATTTCTCTCAATATTGGCATCATTTTGGAATGGTGTGTAGCAATTCCCTTTCTCAAAAGGGCGACTAAGGATACATATTCAGGCAAATGTAGATATTCTTTATAATTGGGCAATCTACGAATAATTTGCTCACATTCGTAATCTATCGTATAAGGTATTTTGGAATCAAATTCTAATAAAGGAGTTGTAAGTTCCTGAGCATATCTTTCAAGCTGTTTAATGGAGAAAACATAACACAGCGCTGGCAACATTTCTTTCTCTACTAAATATTTGGTCACTTGATTTAGGACGTGTGGTCTAGATACACGAATATCGTTATCGCTGAATAGTTTAATTGTTTTGGATATACTATTATGGGTAGCTTGGTTGAATACTCCATTTTCGTCTTGTATAACGTGTGGTTTATCAATGATAGAGCGGATTTCGCTGTGAACTGATTTGTCCTTTATTGCTTTGAATATTCCACTGTTCACTGTTATAAAATTGTAATGGGTTAATGGAACAGGACGGATTAATTTTTTCGCAAAGTAAACCATTTTATCGGGAACAATATTAGTTATACCACGGGTTTCAATCCATGACGCGAATTTTTCTGGGTTGTCGAGTGTCGCAGATAATCCAATTATTTGAATATGAGTTGGCAACATAATGACAGAATTTTCCCATACGTGACCTCTATCGCGGTCGCCAATCATATGGAATTCGTCGAAAATTACGCAACCGAGTTCGTTTTCAATGTCCATATCGAATGAAGTCGTTGTTTGAAACGCAACTTGTGGTGACGTAACACTCTTACTTTTAAGCTGATATAATTTGTTTAAAAGTATCTCGGTTGTCATAATTAGAACATCCGCATCCGGGTTCGCCTTTATATCGCCAGTTATAATTCCAACACGAATATGGGGATACTTTTTCGTAAAATCGTAATATTTTTGATTCGACAAGCTTTTAATCGGACTACAATAAATTGTCTTTTTGTTTTTCGAATGAAAAAAATCAAGAGCAAATTCGGCGGGCATAGATTTGCCAGTTCCAGTAGGAGCGGTGATTAATACGTGATGTCCATTTACGAGTGCTTCAATTGCCCATTTTTGAAAATCGTGAAGTTCATAACTAAATTTATCATAATATTGTTTATATTGAGGTTCCGATTCTTTTGGGTATGTTAGCGAGCAGATTTTTACCATTTTATCGTATTGTCTGTATAAGGTCTTATATAATATAATTTCTTCTGTTTATATCATTTACATAAAACAATAAAATAATAAATTTTAGTGACACGAATTATGTATATCAGAATAAAAAAATTGAAATACTTTTGTTTTTATTGGCAGCATTCAATATTGTAAAAAAAGGCGAATCATTAAAATGAGCGTATCCAAGAACATGATTAATGTTAATAATAAATTTAATAATAATAATAATAAAATTAATAATAATAATAATAAAATTAATAATAATAATAATAATAATCCTATTGCTAATAATGTTGATAATTTAGATATTTACATTCCGAGAATCAGTGCGTCGGAGACAGAAGAAAGTATTAAAGAAGTGTTCTTTAACTTTTATATTGGTGCAGTGGATTATGCCGATATTGTAGCAACGAAAAATCCAGATACAAAGGAGGTTCAATACTACAGTGCGTTTGTTAGACTCAATTATTGGGGTCCTAATCGTTACCCAATGGAAGTATTCAATAGTACAAGGTCTTATAAGATTATGTTTCCTATTACTAATGAAGAAAATGAATCATATTGGATTTTGCTTCCAAACAAGAACCCATTGCCAAGAACCAAAGTAAATGTTCATCAATTGGCGGCATCAACAGAAAAATTGTTTGAGCAATTAGAGGTAGCTGAGAAGCAGTTGGTTAATAAAACTGAAGAGATTAAGGAATTAACAGCCTGTGTATCAAGACAAAACGATGTTATTGAGGAACTAAATTTCCAGTTGTTATCAGAGAGAGAAAATACAAATGCTCGTTTTGAAGAAATGATGTATTTAATAAAGGATTTACAAAGTCAGCTCAAATATAATACTGATGCTTTGAGTCCAGTGAAACTAGCTGAAAATAATAGTAATAACTTGACTAAATTAGCTGAGAAGCCGGAACCAGAGGAACTGGTTGGTCGTTTGATAATCGCGGATGAAGACGATTGTCTATATTCAACACCAATTAGAAGAAAAACAATGTATTCGTTTGATAAAGAATCGAGAAAAGAACAGATTAATTCATATGAACAGGCCGAAAAATACAAGACACCCAAAGTAAATAGAGAAAAAAGTATAAGTCCTCCATCATTTGACTATATGGTTAGAGCATCCATTACAAGGGACTTTTGCGGAAATAATTAAATAACAAATAATAAATATCAAATAACAAATAAATAATTAAAGTATATCAAATGGGCAGCCAAAAAGCAGAGGATAAAAGGTAAAAACATATTATATATTATATTGTAAATTGTTTACTAATAAAATGGGAATCCCTTTTTTTATTCTAATGCTTTTTCTCTCCTTGTTTCATTTCTAAGAGACAAAAATAAATGAAAATATATTTGGTAACCTATTTTTCAGATATATTATAGATAACAAGTTTTATAACAAGTTTTACACCTTTTTACACCTTTTTACATTTCAAATGCCGATTCATGATATTTATAACTTACATATAATTATCAAACCTAAAATAATTATGTGACCATTCATTACAAATAAATGGAAAACTAAATAATCTTTGACAGAAAAAACATATTTTTTCAGAATTATTTGTTATCATATTTTTTTGTTTTATATATTCGTTAATATCAATATGATTTATGTTATAAAAAATAAAATCACTCATATCTTTATACATATATACAGTCACAAGCGATATTTTATCAAATCTTTCATAAATTAAAAAATATCTTGGTCTATTACGAAAAGAAGGTTGTGTTGTATAACCAACACAATCTTTTAGATTAAGTAATTTTGTTCCAATTAATACCTTCATTATAATACCTATTATAAAAGTAATATTTATATAATTTTCAATATATAAAAATCGGCGTTCCAAAGGCTTTACGAAGTTATAGCGTTTCGTGAAATGTCCAAAGGTGTAAAAGGATTATTAATAACAAGTTTTATAAAATGTAATAAAAATAATACAACAAAATAATACATAATTAAAATATTGAAATGATAGCAAATAAATACAGATTACTAGAAAAACTAAATGAAGGTTCGTTTGGCTTAGTATACAAAGCAGAAAATGTAAGAACAGGAGAGAAATTAGCAATGAAGGTTGAAAAAAAAATGGGAAACAATGTCACCACATTAAAAACAGAAGCCAAAATATACCAATACTTAGATAAGCTAAATGGGTTTCCGCAGCTAAAATGGTTTGGCACAGATAATGAATATAATTACTTAGCAATAGATTTATATTTATTTTCTCTCAATACAATTGTTAAAACGAATAAAATAATAAATATTGAAACTGTTTTACTCTTTGGAAAACAAATTATTGAGAGAATAGAAACACTACATTCTAAATTATTGCTACATAGAGATATAAAGCCTGCTAATTTTTTGCTAGACGAGTCGAATAAGTTATTTTTAATAGATTTTGGTATATGTAAACGTTACGACTATGATGGAAAACACATATCAAAAACTCAAATAACCAGTATAATTGGCACTATAAATTATGTAAGCCTAAATGTCCATAATGGCATAGAGCCAAGTAGGAGAGACGATTTGGAATCATGTATTTATATAATGATTTATATGATGTTTGGGAAATTGGATTGGGAAAAACAGGTATCTCCTGTTGTTATTAAAGCACAAAAAGAAGAGCAAGTAGTTAATACAAAATTGCCATCGTTTATAATAGAGATGTTGATATATATTAGACAACTAAAGTTTGAAGAAGCACCCGATTATAAGTTATTGATAAGTATATTAGATGGAGAACTATCCCGTTTTTCATAGTTCGCCGATTTCGCCTAAATATTTTACACCCAGTTTTACCCCCATAAATTTACCCCCAGGTATAATATTATATTTTTATCATTTATTTGTATTTCTCCGAAAAACAACTTAAAGACAAATCTGTTTATAATAGTATAATACAATGTCAGTTACCGAGAGATACACAGGTCGCGTCAAGTGGTTTAATAACAAAGCCGGTTATGGTTTTATTACTGTAACTGATGGGTCAAAAGCAGGCAATGATATTTTTGTCCACCACAGTTCAATTCAGATTGATACTGAGCAGTATAAATATTTGGTACAAGGCGAATATGTGGAATTTAGTTTATCAGCAGTATCTTCTGGCGACCACGAGTTTCAAGCTGGAGAGGTCAGCGGAATCAAGGGCGGCAAGCTTATGTGTCAAACTAGACACGAGATGAGAAGCGTTCGCACTCAACACAAGGAAACTCAGGGAGAAAATGACGGAACATGGACTCAAGTTAAGTCAACTGAACAAAGTGCTGCTCCTAAGCAACCAGTTAGACTTATGAGAAGAGCCAGTAGTCATACCGATAATGCTCCTACCGGTGGCAGAGGTGCTCCTCCTGGTGGCAGAGGTGCTCCTCCTGGTGGCAGAGGTGCTCCTCCTGGTGGCAGAGGTGCCCCTAGTGCCAGAGGAGGTAGAGGTCGTTTGTAAAATATTAATATAATATTGAAATAATCCAAAATAAATAAAATACAAAAATATTTTATTTACTAATCCATATTCGAAAACTTATTTGCTAACACATTGGTCCTTATCTATAACAATCTCCTTCGATATATTTTTTATAATCTTTTCATAATTATTAATCTGTTCTTCTTTCGATGAACCAGACATTGCTTCACAAATTATCTTATTATATCTATCGTTTTGTTTTGAATTGTAATCACTATATTCCGGATTCATTTTTTGCCATTCAAATATATTTTTAATATTTTTATTAGAAACTTCCTTTATTGCCTTTGTTAGATTAATCTTTTCATCGGTTTCCTTTGTCCATTGATTGTCGTCCTTGATATATATTGTGTTCCTTTTAAAATCACTACAATGAAGAGGGCGCTTACATACATCTAACTTATTGAGCCCATTTATAAATATTTTAGTTATACCATTCGCATACCCTAGTCGAGCTGTTTCTTCCAAATCGCCTATTCCCAAAACCAAGGAATCCACAAAATCAGACAAATTTATAGCGTCTTTACATTTTTCGTTCAAAAATATGTTTAGATTAAAATTATTACTGTTGACATTATTTGTGACACTGATATTATTTCCACTACTTATTGATGTGCTGGTTTTTTGTAATTCTACTATTTGTTTTATAAATTCATTATTTTGTTCTACCAGTTTTGTTAACAATTCTGAAAATATTTGTGTATCTGTTGTTGCTTTGGTTTGCTCTAATGTTATATTACATATTTCTACATTTTCTTCCTGGTTAGCAACTGTATTTACACATTTTTTTCGATGATACCATAAGCTACTTCTTGCTGTGTATACTTTATTACAATTATCACACTTCATCTGTTTCTTATCGCCTAAAGTAGCGACATTTGGTTCTGTATTGTTGTTCGAAATGTTCAATTTCATTATGATACAATGTTTTTTCGTCTGAAAGTGTTTTTTTAAATCACTTAACTTAGATGATTTATAGTCACATAATTTACATTCGTTTATTTGGCGAGGTTTGGCGTCATTTTTTGGCGATTTATTGGACATTTATATAACATACTTATTATTTTTTTAAGTTGAAAAGAAGTATATGATATTTTAAGTCCATTTATTTTACGTAATGGCTATCACGGATATGTAATGGCTATCACAGATACGTAATGGCTATCACATAGTTTCCAAATTTCTGAATTTTTTATTTTCCGAATTTTCTATTTTCCAAATTTCTGAATTCCAAATTTCTGAATTTCTATTTTCACATTTTTTCATTTTTATAAAAATTTGCGACAAAAATGATTCAAAATGACGAAACGATATATGATTTGACATAAAAAATCTCTATAAAATTATTAAGACGATAAACCCCCGATTTGGCGACTTTTTGTTCGAAAATGTTCGAAAATGTCCAAAAAATGTCCAATTTTAAAGCATAAACATTAAAAAAGTCGCCAAAAATAAAATATATTTTGAATACATTTATCGTCACATTTATTTTAGTCGCGACAACTGTCGGTAAATAAGTGCGAGAAACTGGACATTTTTCGAACACAAAAAGTCGCCGACAAATTTTTTATTCGCCGAAAAAAATGAAAAAAAAGTATCGTAACAAATATTTTCTAAAAAAAACGGAATTTAGAGCATTATGCTCACAACTCACTTTTTTGAAAAAGTTGAAATATTTTTTCCCAAAAGTAAAAAGGAAAATCGATTTTGGACATTTTTAAAATGTCCATTTTTGAAAAAGGGAAAGACTTTTGAGAAATTACTTTTCTTCCTTTTTGGCGAAAAAATATGCTAACAATATTATCCAATTATTTTATTTGCGAACAAATCATATATCATAACATTTGTAGAATTAAAATATTTGTAATAAAAACGATATAAAGCTGCCTACATATTATGTAGTATAGAAAATGTCAGACAATAACGAAACAATTCCGGAATCGGTACAAGCAATTACCGAAGCATTTAGCACAATTTCGGACAGTATTACTTTATTTAAGATGCAGTTGAGCACATTACAACAACAAGTGAAAAATGTTGAAAAACAGGTAAAAAAAGAATTAAAAAACATTAAGAAAAAGACAACCCCTAATGATAAACCAAAGGTAAAAAAAGCACCATCCGGGTTTGCGAAACCAAGCAAGGTTACAAAGGAATTATGTGAGTTTATGAATAAACCAGAGGGTTCAGAAATAGCTAGAACCGAAGTAACCCGAACATTAGTTCAATATATCAAAACACATAATTTACAAGAACAAACAATGGAGTCAAAAAACAAAATAATTCCAGATGATAAGCTTAAAAATTTGTTGGGCATTGAGACAATTGAATCCGGCGATTTGACATTTTTTAACATTCAGAAATATATGAATAAACATTTTATTTCAAACAAACAAAAAACAAATGAAACAAGTATGTAAAGAAGATTAAATTACAATTGTAGTTTATATTTTATTGGATATAACAACAAAATATAAATATTTTTATAAAACATGGAGTATACAACTATAGGCATTTTTGATTTTATTAAAAATCTAGAAAAATTAGAGTTATTAAATAAATTTAATGAAAAACTTAATGTGGAAAAGAACAAAATAGTTTTTGTATACAGTGCACCAAAGGTTGGTTCCACATCCATAATAAGTTCTTTACGATTATACGGAATAGATAACCTTCATATAATACATATACATGATGAAGAAATGTTATATGCTTTAACACAAATAAAAGGCATTACAGTTAATGAAATAATATTGTATTATAAATATTTGGGAAAAGAAGTGTATGTAATTGATGTTTATAGAGAGCCTATTGAGAGAAAAATTTCAGCTTATTTTGAAAAAATAGGAGCATATCATTTTAATAATTTTGATGAAAAAGTAAACACATACAAGGTGGAAAAAGTAATACACCGTTTCAATAGAATAATGCCACATATAGCAAATGGAGACCATTTTATGGAAAAATTTAATATACCAATTCCGAGTCAATTTGATTATGTAAATAAATATTTATTGGTAGAAAGTAATGGAATAAAATACATAAAATTGAGGCTAAGAGACTCAAATATTTGGAGTCAAATTTTGTCTGATATATTTGGATTTAAGATAGGAATCGTTAAAGATTATGAAAGCGCGAATAAACCCATAAAGGATTTATATAGTAATTTTAAAGTGAATTATAAAATACCTAAAAATTTATTAGATGATATAATGAAATGTAAATATTTAAATTATTTTTTGTCACCAAGTGAAAAACAAGATTACCATCATAAATGGTTTGTAAATTCTGATAATTATTTTGTTGCTTTTACAACTGAACAGTACAGTTTATATGATGAGTTAACGTTAGAGAACTGTCATCTAGATTATATTCAATCAAATCATTATATGGATGAAGGATGTATTTGTAAAGCGTGTTCATTAAAAAGAGAGACCATAAGAAATAAAATAAATAATGGAGAAACAATAACCATAAATGATAAAGTATACCATAGTGAAGCAAAGAATGAATTATTAACGAATAGAGTAAAAAAACTAAATAAAATTAATAGCGTTATCCCAGGTAGAGGGAATGGTCGCAAAAACTTTACACAAGAAATGTCAAATATAGTGAATGGTCGACGCTAAAAGAGACGCATCCAACCCGAAAAAATTCCACTGTAGCTCCGCATCCAACCCCGAAAAAATTCCACTGTATCTCCAACTATTAGAGCAACGCGTATTTTAAATGCCGAGTTAATTAGTCCTTATAAACCTTCAATGTTCTTCTTTTAGTATATTTTCTTTTGAGTGTTTTATTTTTATAGTAATCTTTATTATAAGCATAAATAAAGTAGTTTTCATAATTGGTTGGTTTTATTTTATCTATTGATGATTTTACACTTCCATCTAATGCTGTAAATGTATTTGGTTTATCCAACTTGATATAATGTTTCATTTGATTGAAAAACTGCTCTATACTATTCAATCGTGGGTGATAAGGGCAAGTATAAACTAAATAATTTCCGCTTTCTTTTATTATTTGTTTTGTGCCTTCTTTTTTATGTATTTGTCCGTTATCTAAAACAAATAATTTACCTTTTACTTTGCTACATATCTTTTTCAAAAAATCATTAAACCTTTCAGCATTTACTGCTCCATTTTGAAATAGTTCAGACGCTATACATTTTTTGTTATTTATTGCTACTACCAAAGAATATTTTTTGAATACTTCATTATTTGTTGTTTTCTTTACACATCTATCACCTAAAAATGCTCTACAATAATTATGTGTAAGTGATGTGCTTACAGATGTTTCATCAATTGAAATAATATCTTCCAGTTTGAATTTATTAATTACATCAAAAAATTCTTTCAATTCTTGTTGTTCGTTTCTAATATTTCCTCTATAAGTTTTCGGAAAATGTTTGAAAGTTGCTCTTTTTCTGGTAATATTATTATCTCTAATAATGTCTGATAAATATTGTCTTGATATATCTAACTTTGGAAATTTACTTTTTAGTAATTCCTGTAAAAAATTCATTTGTATATCACTATGTTTTCGCAAGGTTTCTTTTATAAATTGAATATGTTGGTTTTCTAATTTATAAGACCCTAATTTTCTGGTTTTTCTATTCACATTTTTATTTTTATCATATCTTTTAACCCATCTTTTCAAACTTCTTTCACTACATTCAAATACTTCACATACTTTAACATAGTTTTTTATTTTATGGTAATAATTAACTGCTTTCAATTTCAAATCTGGTGTAAATTGTTTAGTCATTTATATAATAATAGAAATTATATAAATAATTATTTTTTGAAAAAATCTGTTATTCTAATACATTTACATATTCTTTTATTACAACTACCACATTTTATTATATTATATTCGTTTTTTGTAAAATTTCTTGTTAAACATTTACAATAATTTATATTACAAATACCACATTTCTCATCATTATATGGCGAATGTTTCCATTCTTCTTTTTCCTTCCTTATTTTCTCTTTTCTTTCTTCTTCTTCTTTTTTCCGTTTAAGTTCTCGTTCTTCTTCTATTATTTTTATTTGTTTTTCTTTTTCTATACGCTGATTTTCTTTTTCAAGTTCAATTTTCATTTTTATTTCTATGGTTCTACCATCTTCTTTACCCATTAATAATAATTCATTATTTTCTAATTTTTGCTCTCTTTCTTTAATTTGAAATTTTTCTATAATTTCTCTGTTTCTTTTTCTTTCATACTCTTCTTTTTCTTTACAGCAAACGCATTTATAATCTCTAATACATTCTATTTCAATTTCACCTTCTTCATTTACATTCTCACCTGTGTTTGTTTCATTTATAAGAGTTTCCGCTTTAATCTCAAACCAAGGTTCTGGTCTATTTTCTTCTTTTGTTTTATTTTTATAACAAATTTCAAAAATATACTTTAATTCATTATTTTTTAATAATGCTACATCAGCACTTTTTTTAGAATTGTTATAAATAAATTTGTATTCAATAGTTGCTTGAGTATCATTATATTCATCTATTTTTATATTTAGAAAATATTCTATTTCTTCATTATCATAAATAATGAAACTATCATCTGAATCACTTTCTTCATTACAATAATAACATTTTCTATAAATATTTATACATCGTTTATTATCTAATAAAGTTTTCATTAATAATTTTGCGTCTTTATGTATTTGAGTTTCATTTGGTTTTTCATAATAACTACAAGGATTTTCTGATTTATAATGAGCGAAGTGTGGTTGTTTAATTTTGCCGTTTCTAAAAATAACATCTTTTTCACAAAAAGGACATTTATATTTATTTATCTTATTTGCTATTTTAGGATATTCATAATTATTTGTTGTTTTATTTATTGCTCCCATAGAAAAATGGTTAGACATATTTATTATAATATGTAATATAATATTTAAGTAAATTGGAAAAATATTTAAAAATATATTAATATGTTATAATAATTAGCAAATGGAAAATAATATAGACTACAAACGACTATATGAATTGTCTATTATTGAAAAAGAAAAAATATTAACTGATAATGAAAAAAAACAAGAAAAAATTAATGAATTAACAGAAGAATTAAACTCATATAAGATTGAA